CTCCAGTGATGGAAGCGATTATCCAGGTAGAGAGTGAGGGTAACCCCAAAGCAAAGAGTGGAAGTTCTGTTGGTGTTATGCAGATTACTCCTATCTTAGTGGCAGAGTGTAATGACATTTTGAAGAGACGCAAGAGCAAGAAGCGTTTCACTTTGGCTGATAGATTCAGCATTGCGAAGTCTAAGGAGATGTTTCTCCTGATTCAGTCTGTCCACAATCCTCTTAATAGCATTGAACAGGCGATTCGTTCCTGGAATGGTGGTAATCACTACAGTGTGAAGAGAACACAGCGCTATTTTGAGAAAGTCATGAATCTTTTGAAAAAGTAATTGATTTTTGATATCTCCGATCTATCCTGCAAAGGATGGATCGGATTTTTGTTTCCTCTTATTTTTCTCTTTTATCAGTAATTTCTCTGTTTTACTCCTCTTTTGGGGCATATTTCTTCCTTAAGTGTTAAATTATAGTTAAAACAATAACTTTTTGCTATAAATATTTGGTTGTTATCGAAAAATGTTGTACCTTTGCACTCGCAATTCAGAAATGAGTTGGTAATATCGCGGTGTGGAGCAGTTGGTAGCTCGCCAGGCTCATAACCTGGAGGTCGCATGTTCGAGTCCTGCCGCCGCAACTAATATCGGGTAAGAAGTTGGTCAACAACATCTTATCCGATTTTCCGTTTTTAACAAGGACGGAATTGACATTTCAGAAGTATAATATCATTGGCCAGCAAAACGGACAATGAAAAAAAATGAATGCATCAGAAATTGATTTTCTCAGCTCGCGTGAAATGTTAGGATTCACGCTTCCGGTTATGCATACCAAGGGCAACAACTGGTATGTAGATTTTTATGCCCACGACCCTGTTTCTGGCGTAATGAAGCGCAAGAAATATATGCTCAACAAGTATAAGACAGACCAGAAAAAGCGCATGATGGGCAGTCTCCTTATTCATAATATCACCGCAAAACTGACGGCTGGATGGAATCCTTGGGTGAATGTTGACAAGTCACGCCAATTCACGGAAATACCAATTATCTTCAGTAGATATCGTGATTATATTAAGGCGATGACTGATAAAAAGTCGATGAAGGAAAAGACCTCTATCGATTACCTCAGTCGCCTTAAAATGCTCGAGTCGTTTATCCAGGAGTGCAAGAACATCAAATACGCCTACCAGATAGACAGAGCTTTCGCCATCGACTTCCTGGATCATCTGATGTACGACCGTGATGTGTCAGCTACGACCAGGAATAATTACCGTTCATGGTTTGTTTCCTTCGGAACCTGGCTGATGGATAGAAAGTATATCTCGGAGAATCCTGCCATTGATATTCGCAACATTGCGCAGACGGAGAAGTTCAGAGATCCGCTGACCGATGGGGCACTGAAGAGGTTGAAGGAATATCTGTATGATACCAACAAACACTTTCTGCTGGCCTGCCTCTTTGAGTATTATACTTTTATCCGTCCGAATGAGTTGACTCAGATAAAGATTGGTGACGTTTCCATCAAGGACCAGACGGTATTTATCAGTTCTGCCATCAGCAAAAACCGTAAGGATGGCATGGTGGCGTTGAATGATGAAATACTGAAGCTGATGATAGAGCTGAAGATATTCGAGCATCCTAGCCATTGCTACATCTTCGGGAAGAGTCTGAAACCAGGTGAGACCCGTGCAGCCTACAACCAGATAAGAGTAGAGTGGGGCAAGATGCGAACCGCTTTAAATTTCCCGAAAGAGTACCAGTTCTACAGCCTGAAGGATACCGGTATCAGAGATCTTGCCAATGCACAGGGAATTGTTGTAGCCAAAGACCAGGCGAGACATTCTGATATATCGGTGACCAACCGATATATCAAGAACCAGATGAAAGTAAACGAGGAGACTAAGCACTTTAAAGGTGGGCTTTAGTCTCCTCGGAGGTTACGACATCATATAGAAATATCCTACATAGATTTTGTCTATCTGGTCATCCTTGACATCCATCTCTATTTTTTCACATACAAATTTCTTGTTATGGATGATGTATGTTCTGGACGGATCGGGGATGACATCACTTTTAAACTTTACCTGAAGGCAGTTTTTGTTGTCTATTTTGAGACCGTTATCATGCAAGGTTCCCAAGACAGTTGCGCCTATTCCGCCTTTCATACAGAGTGATAGCGAGAAATAAGTATCATCGAAATGAGCGATGCCGAGTCTGAATCCCGTATTTATACGATAATCGGTTAAGAACTGCGGCCATCTGGACTTTTCCCCAACCCAAGAGAGTTTTGTGGTTGAACCGTCTGTAGATTGTACTCTGCCTGGAAGGATGAAGAATATATTCATGCATTCCTGCTCATCCTCTGAGTTGTCGAGTGTGGATTCGTCATCGATCGCATCCTGTACGGATGTATAGCTATAGCCATCTTCGTCGATATCACACTCCTTGGAATCTGATTCCTTGTCATTGGGAATAGATAGAAGACATCGCTTCTCGTAGTAATTGTCTTCTAGTAATCCCGACTTGAAATTAATATTTTCCACTACTTGTGCAGCAGGAGAAATATTCAGATCAACATAATCTTCAGACAAACTATCTCTGATTAGCGGAGACCAGATGCCAGCAGGTTTCCAGCTTTTGTTCCCGTTTTCATCTTCCATGTATATGTAGTAGTTGCCGAAATTCTCGATGATGGTCTGCCGTTTCTGCTTTTCGGACCATGATAAAGTTGTAGAAGCAAACTGTCTATCTGAACCCATTAACTCTGTGCTATGAACAGTTTCAAAACTATCAAAAACCTTTTTCGAGATAACCTCGTAGTTGTCTCTATTGGCGGAATCTCCAAGATTATATTTCAGGTTTGCTGTAGATGACGTGGAGAAAGAACCGTCTTCATCGTAGTCCGCAGTATATTCGTCACAAGGCTCAATCTCTACGGAATCCACAGTTGTCAGTTCTGAAGCGTTGATAACTGAACAGGTCTTCTTGATATCGTCGAAAACGATAGTGGCATTGAAGAGTTTCCGGAATTCTTCGATAAAGGTATAACTAGACCAATGAGGAAGCGCCTTGCGAAGTTCACGGGTCTTGTAAGCTGAAGCGACGTATAAGAGGTTCCATGGTTTGATATCGAAGTCGTTGCGCTTGAGAGTGTACCCTTCATATTCTATCACTTTGCGGAAGATATACATCAGGTTGGGCTGAACAGCTAGGTTTGTGATAAATGGCGCGTTGTAACCGATGAATTGCTTAGTTCTATCCACTCCAACGAAATTGGCGATAAGGTCGTTCGTTTCGTCTCTTACTGGCATGAAGCACCATTTACCCAGCACACCCAGAAACTTCGATTTGTCTTCATCCAACCTGTATATTTCACTAATTCTATCCTTGAACTTCTGAGACCAACCCTTATCAACATCATACCCCGGCTTATTTGCTGTGCCGAACGGAATCTCATCGACATAATGCCTAGTCATCCTGTCATTGTATTTGATGCGGGATTTCCCGCCCACTATCTGAAGCTTTATCTCCGACTCCGTTACACTGATGACGGTTCCCACTCCCGATAGAATCAGGCGACCGCTCACGTACAGTTTGCAGTCGTCAAACTTCTGGGTGACCTTGGATACATCGAAGCGGCTCACGTTGTGGAAGACTCTTCGGTTATTCATGATCGACATCGGGAAGTTGATGTCGTAGGAATATTCACCGTCATCGGTAACGTACTGGTTGCCGTATGTAATCTTGATAGATTGGCTGGCAGCCGGGAAGGCTGCCATGCCATTAATAATGCATGTAATCATAAACTTATTTGTTAGATTTCATCTTTTGAAATTGACTCCATTTGCGGTCGAAGCCATCGGGACCCGTAAATACCATGTACGACTTGATGCCGAGGTTGAGCTGTTCGTTGAGTCTGTTGATGGTAGAACTTACGTTATCGAGAGACGCTCCCATCTGCCCGTTGTCGTTATTGACATTTACAACTGGGGCTACAACTGCAGCGCCTCCTGTTCCCATGGCACGGCTTACGTCTTGAGCTGTGAGCGATGCTACGGTATTATTACGCTGGGCGGCATCGATGAGCTGAAGGGCAGGAAGAAGCTGAGGGTTATTCACGGCATTATGATTTGCCACGAACTCGCCTGCATGGACCACGCCAGCCTCCTTCTTATAATGGCCAGGACCCGTAAAACCGCCCTCGTAATATCCGGCTGCCTCCGCCTGATGCTGTTTTTTAATAGTCGCTATCTGGAGCATACCGGCAGCAGTGGCGAGTCCGGCGGCTATAGGGGCGATGATATAACCCACGGCAGGGATAGCTGCTGCTGAAGAGTAGGCGTTGATTGCCGACATGGCGGTGGAAGCGACTGCCTGAGCAATCTCTATTTTCATCGCCTTTTTGTTGGCCTTGGTCTTTGCCGCAGAAATCTCCTTGTCTCGTTTCGCCTCCAATCGTTTCTTCTTGGCCGAGTTATTGCCAGCCGCAGAAATCTGCTTATCGTAGTTCGCCTGAATCTTGGCCACCTCCAGGTCGGAGCATGCCTGCGAGTAGGCTGAAGCTGCTCCCATCATGCTGCTGATACTACTGAAGGCTGCGCCTGCGACGGCAGCTATCTCCTGATAAGTTTCCTGATTCATCTGCTTCTTGGCATCCTGATACGCCTGTTCGCTGATTTTATCTTCCTCGCGAAGTTTCTGAAGATTGTCATTGATCATCTTCTGCTGCTGTATGGCAGCAATGGCGCCTCCAGCAATGGTGGCGAGATTATCAGATCCGAGCGAACCGCTACGGTCATCGGTCTGTCTGGTCATCTTCTTGGCGGTATCGAGAGCGGTGTTTGCATCAGATCTCGCCTGGTCTTTGGCATCCGGCTTGTAGGATGCATACTTGTTAGCGATGCCCATCTTCATGCGCTGATATTCCTCTTCGCTTACGAGACCAGCCTTATGGACCTCGTCTAGTCCTGCAAGCTCCAGTTTCATCTGCTGCTCGTTGCTGAGGGTGAGATACTCCTGCTTGAGCTGCATCAGCGTGTCATCGTATTGTTTCTGACGCTCATACTGGTGCTGCTGCTCGCTGCGCTCAATCTCCCTGGCTATCTGCCAGTACTCATCAGACGTCTTCAGATAGAGTGCCTGCTTCTCTTTGAGAAACGTCTGGTCGAGGTGAAAGAGGGCTTCATTGATTGCACTCTCGTTATGATAGAGATCAGAGTCTTTATTGTAGTATTCGGCAGTGATGGCCTGCTCCGTCACCTGTCGGTCATACTCCAGTTCCTGGAGGTCTTGCGTCTGCTTGCGCTCATAGTCGGCAGAAATCTTCTCTTTCTGGGCATTCAGGCGTTTATACTCCTCGCTCTCTGCCTCTCCGTATTTGCGCAGGATGTCCATACGCTGCTGAAGTCCCTGCTCCTTAATCTTCGCCATGCGGTCGTTGTATTCTGCCAGGCGAATCTGACCGGTAGAGTAGAGGGTGGCAGCTTCCAACTGCTGAGCCTCGGTGCTTTTCTTGGCATCGTCCAGCTCTTTTTTGAGGGCAGCCTTGCGCTTTGTTTCAGCTTTGCGTTCCGCAGCTTCACGCTTCTTTCTTTCCTTCTCTTCTGCCTTACGCTCCTTCTCGGTTTTGTGATTGCCAGAGGATCCCGTTGTTTTGTTCGTACCTGTACTTGCGCCTTGAAGATTCTTCCTCACAGTCTTTTTATACAGTTTCTGGAGGGCTGTATTCTTTCTGAGTTCTGTATTATAATAAGTCTCTTCTGCATTGAGTTGCTGTTGCAGGCTCAGATTTTCCTTGAGTCTCTGCGTATGAATCTCCTTCTGCTTATTATTGCTCTTTAGTGCGTCATTTTGCTCAATGAGCTGTCCGGTAAATGCATCAGCAACAGCTTCGCTTTCATATCGCTCAGGGTGTGACTTGCGTTCGGCATCAACCGCTTTAAGAGAGTAGCGTATTCTGCTTTCTTTACGCTTCAGCTCCAGTTTCTTTTTGTTGATTTCAACCTTACGTTCGTATATAGCTTCTGCCATCGCCGCATTCTCCAGCTCTTTGATATAGTTCTGTATTGCAATCTGGTTATCATTATACAGCTTTCCTTCCTTGGATATAGAAGCATGATACTCCGGAACCAGCTTCTGCATGGCTACGATAGCTTGTCTGCGCTCATCTACGGTGTAAGCGTTGGAATGGATAACTTTATTAAGCATATCCACCTTGTTGCGTTCATCAAGAGTTGCATCAGATACTTTCTTGGCAAGACTTGCCTGTGCTTCTGCAACTGCCCTGTTGTTCTTTGCTTCTTGTGTACTGTTACGCATAGCTTCATTGTACGAAGTAATAGCTTTAACAGCTCCATAAACAGCGACTCCGACTACTGTAAGAACAGTGGCGAGTGCGGCCCACGGATTAGTCAGACTGGCTAAGCGGGCTGCCCTCATTACAACGATATAACCTTGCACGCCCTTTGTTAAATATGCCCATGCTGCCTGTAAAGCTACCATGGCAGTACGTAGGAGAGTCATCGTGGCTATATATGCTTTATCTATGGCAGCAGCGTATGCGGTGGCAGCTGCTTTTAGTTTGATGGCGATAATTTCCTTGTACCATAAAGCTGTGCAGACAGCGATGGCGGAACCTATTACAGCGAGTTGTTTGGCATGGGTAACCGTAAAAGTTATCAATGTTGATAACACACGCAAGCCAACGCTCATGGTAGAGATGGCGTATCTGGTTGCAGGAATGAGCTGCTCGCCTAGTTCTACCGTGATATCTTCAAAGTGCTTCTTTGCCTTATCGAGCTGAGCCTGCACCGTATTGTTCTGGACATTGAACTCGTTGATGACACTCGTGCCTGAAGCGTACGACTGGGCTGCGAGATCCTGGGCAGTTCTTACCTGGTCTAAGTGCGATGCTACCGCAGAGAGAACACCAACCGCACGAGTTCCGTTCAACTGCATCTCCTCGAACATAGGAGCCATTTCTGCGAATCCGCCTCTAGCCTTCATGGCTCCCAGGAACTGCATCAGTCCCTCGTTGGCGTTCGTTTTCATCAGATTGGTGAATTTCTGAACTTCTATGCCTGCTATCTTGGCAAATTTAGCCGGTTCCTGGAACATCTTGGTGATGAGCTGGGAGAAGACGGTAGATGAGGTTGCCTCTTCCTGCATGTTCTGGTCGAGAGCAGAAGCGAGACCCATCAGCTGCGCCTGAGTCATTCCAGCCTGGATGCCTACACCGGAAAGATCGGCGGTGAAATCAACGATATATCCGGCATTGGCAGAAGAGTTCTGGGCGAGTTCATTGATGGCAGAACCAGTGGCAAGCATGGCTCCACGGAGTCCTTTGGTCTTATCCTCACCGAACATCTGGGCGAGTTTGCCAATCTTATCTACCGCTCCTTCACCCAAGTCATCGCCGAGCGCAACGTTAATCTTATCGGCTCCATCGACGAACTCTTCAATCATATCCTTGCTGGTGATGCCCAGGCGACCGGCAGAACCTGCCAGTTCATTGAGCTGTTCGCGGGCTGTACGGGTGTCCATGCGCTTGAAGTCTTCGTTCATCCGGCGAACCTCTCCATCGGTCTGTCCTGTATATTTGCGGACGTTGGCCATAGATTCCTCCATGTCGGCGTAGGCTTGAGCTGAAGTTTTCAATGTTACTGTGAGAGCTGTAAGACTTCCCAGAACCTGGGTGAGTGCTCCCCAGTTTTTATTGAGACCATTCCAGAGTCTAGAAAAGAAGCCGGATGTAGCCTTACCTTCATTGTTAATGCGCTGCATCTCTGTCCTCACTTGTTGAAGTTGTCCCTGAAGCTTTTTCCATTCCTCAGAATTTCGTTCGATAGCACCACTTTTAAGCTCTCGATTGAGCGCTTTAGCTACTGTCTGTAAGTCCTTATATGATGCGGAAGAAAGGTTTTTGAGTATTTGATTTACCTTCTGCTGGGTAGTCATGTACGCATTAGCTTCAGCATTCAGCCTCTTGATTTGTCTTTCAAGTGCTGTTGCTGATTCGCCTTTAGCGTAGGCTTCTTCCTTTGCCTTTTTGACGTCTTCCAGCTTTTTTTGCAGTTCTTTTAGTTTATCCTTGGCCTCCTTGGTATCAAGAATAACTCTGCTGATGTGGGTATCTGTATTTGTTGCCATAATTGAATATTTTTATATTTACGGCAAAGATAACAAGGGCGGGAAAATAATAAAAATACGAGACCGTATTGATTACGACCTCGTATTTACTTGGTGATTCCTCGTTCTTTATTGTAGAACTTGTAGGCGATGTTGTTGGCATCCCATATTAAGTACTTTTTATTTCTGTTACTAATAGTCTGCTTGTCTCCCGTAACAGTATTCTCTATTGTCACAAAGAAAAGATAGCCCTTTTTAACAATATCGCTGATCATGTTGTTCGGCGATGCTTGCCTAATTGGCTCATTGTATTTCTCATCATAGGTGTCGAATAGAGGTTCTAATGCTTTGGAAGGAGGACACGAACTATTGCCAAGCTTTCCGAAAGCATGGAAAATGACGAATGTGGCATAAGTCAAAACTGCTGAGAATATCAATGTACCTACCATAATTCTAAAGTTTATTATAATCTTTGTTGCAAATATAATAATAATCTTTGAAATACGCAAGTTTTTAATGTTAAATCTTTGCTTTAACCCCTATTATTTAACTACTTCCACGTATCTCGAATAGTTTATCCTGGAATGCGGGTTGAAGTTGACGATTTGAACCTGGTAGCCTTTCGTCCCCCAGCGCCACCATAGAAACTTATGCTTGTAGGTTCTACTCACGATGGTGGTGAGACTATCTCTTGAGATATATTGGCACAACCTGGCAGGGATGTCGATATGTAGGGATAGCCATTTATCCTGATACGAAAAGACGGAATCTGCTGTATTGGGTACGGGTTCTATTCTTACTGTATCCGCCGTAGAGGATGATGCGGTATGGATAGATTTCACGTCCTTGAGCTTTACCTTGAGTTCCCTGATCAGTTTAGTATCTGCCAGATGCAGCTGCTTCAGTTCGTCACATTTCGCCTGAAGGGCTGTGTTCTTGGCCACAGAAAGAGAATCATCCAGGTTCCCGTATTGAATATCATAGGTAAGACTCCCCACGTTTTCCGTCTGTCTGTCGAGGTCTGCCTGCAATTTTCCGTTCTGGTATGCAGAACGTATGAAGGCAACCATGGTCACAATGAGCATGGCTGCCAGGATTTGTATGGTAGTTTTTGGATTCTTCATCATGATGCGATATCTTTATATTCCTCGATAGCGTTGAAACAAGGGCACATCTTCTTCCATTTCGATTTATCCGTGCCCCAAATATCGCGATGCCCCATAATCTTTGCCTCAGGGAACATCTGCTTGAGCTTGTGGAGTAGGAGAGTGAGAGCGTCCTTCTGCTCTGGTGTGCGGTTATCCACAGGTTTACCGTCTTTATCAATGCCACCCATATAAGCCACATTGATGGCGGTCGAATTGTAGCCTTGCACTCCATTGCTTACTTCTTCGATAGCGAGAAGCTGATGAGTACCTCCATTAGGTGTGACTACATAGTGATAACCGGGATTGCTCCATCCCTTACGGCGAAACTCAGCCTTGAGATCGTCGATGGTCTGCTGCTGCGAACCTGCTGTGCAGTGAACGAAAATACGTTTAATCTGTCTCATTTTTATTGTGATTTAAAAATTTGTCTTTTAAGTCGGCGAATTTTGCATCGATAGCGATGCCAACTCCGAAGATAGAGCCTGCATACATAAGTGTCTGGGCAAAATACCAGAGCACATTATCTGTCACGTCACGAGATTGCGACGTGAAGTAACTGATATAAACCAGTATAATGGCGAGGAGGAGTGATACCACCGCTGACCCGTACTGAATCCATTCTTTTGTATTCTTCTGCATAATTGTATTCTTTTTATATTCTTGCGCAAAGATATAATTAAATTACTACCTATAAAAATACGATAGAAGGGCATGGTGTAACCAAATTATTTCGTATCTTTGCGGCATATTTTTAATACAGGAATTATGGATATTAAAAGATTTGATACTTATAGGGGCGTGAGCGTAGATAGATGCGGCACGAAGGGTGATGTTTCCGTTGTTCTCGTTGACACGGATTATGTCTATAAACCCAAGGAGGGTACTGAAGCCTATGAATTGTATAAGCAGATAGAGAGCGGTGAGGTGATAGGTATTGTCTTTTATTACACAAGGGAGATTTCCGGAATGGATGCAATCAGTTGCGCCGTGTTGGTAACAAGGGCTGATTTCGAGAAGATGATTACCGTGATAGAAGACTGCCAGTTTATTGGAAACAAGGTTCACGGGTTGCCGATGGGTATTGAAATGTTTTCGCTAGAGGGTGCTCATCTGAGTAATTTTAAGGTGTGTTAATGAAAATGCCGTAACGCCGGCTCTGGCGTTATGGCGACTCTTCTATCTCTATGTTGATTCTTCCGTTTTTCATATAGATTTCGATTTCTGCTCCCTTGTTAAGAAGCGAGTTTATCTCCTTCTCTGTAGGAAGTTTCTTCAGTATTCTTTTCTTCATTTCTCTTATTCATTATATTTTTGGCGATATTCATGTATATCGCCTTTTCCGTGTATTTGTATTTCAACTTTACTACCTCGAAGTGACCTTCTATGTAGCAGTATTCGTAGAACTTCGGCGGTAGCTTCGCCATGATTCTCCTCTTAGTCGCATATTCGTTATAATGCGTCATGATGCCAAGGTAGGAGTTGACTGATGCGATTTCCTTTCTGATATCGTCTATCATTCCTGACTCGGCGGCTTTACCTAGTCTTCCAACCGCCAGTGCAAAACTATTGACTGTATGGTTGGCTACATAGATTCTGCCAGGCTTAATGATTGCTCCGGTAAACTTGATACCCTTGGAGTAATGCTGTATGTATGTTTTCTTCTCGTTCAGCCTCAATCCAAGCTTGGCAAGCTCTTCTCTCAACATAGGGATGATGGCCAGCAGCTTCGCTTTATCCTTGCTTACGAAAGAAATGTCATCCACGTATCTGTCATGTCTTACGCATACCGCATCAATCTTCCAGTCAATCACATTCAGCAGAAAGTTGGCAAATAACTGAGCAAAGAGATTGCCGATGGCGATTCCTCTATCATCGCCGTTGGTAAACAGCGATTTCTCCTTCGGGATAAAGTTCCACATCCACAGGGGGCTTCTTCTTTCGCAGTAAAGCTCAGGTCGGTGCATGATGACGAGATTACATAACCACCTGAGATCTTCCTTGTCATCTCCTTCGTAGTACTCAACGATAAAGTCATCTATCATCTTTGCCAGCTCTGACTTGATGATGCTCATAAAGAATCCTTTCAGGTCAACCTTCATCACGTAGGCATCCTGGGTGTAGTTCTCGCTCTCTTCACGGATATCCTCGGCAAGCTGAGTCACGCCAGCTAATTGCCCCTTACCTTTTCGGCAGTTATACGTTCTGTCGCAGAAAACCTGCTCAAAAAGCGGCTCCAGCCTCAATGCGATATAATGATGGATGATTCTGTCTCTGAACTGACCTGCAAATACTTCTCTATAGCGAGGATAGCGGACGACAAAGCAGATAGACTTTCCGATTCTATATTGACGTGAGTTAACTTCGTTTGTCAGTTCGACTAAGTTGCGAACATAATTCAGCTCGAACTCCGTAGCGCCGACTGTGCTCCGCTTTCGTTTGCGGCAGTCTAGATATGCTTCTAGCATCGTTTCGAAATCTACCATTTCTATCTTTTCCTTTTTTTTATAACCTTTTGGAATGCGTCTTCTTGATTAGTGCTGAAACCGGACGAACCCTGTTCTGATTGAACTTATAGTTGTTGTTCACGTTGCCGTCGCTCAGATTCAAGTTCCAAGCGTTATCAGCCGAGTTCTGGGTTGACGCCACATATCTTGTTCTTTACCATAAATGATGGTTGTGGCCCATTTATTTCGGAAGACTGTTCTCCTAGTTTGGCGTACCTCCCTAGCTCTGACTACGTTCACTCTCCGCCCTTTCAAAGGCTGCGACGAGCGAACCCTTCCATGCTGTGCTCTGCCGTCCGATACTATCCATCAACAGGAGCAAGTTTGCCAACTTGCTCCTGCCTTTTATCCACTGATGTTCTCCGGCTATCTCGATCAAGGTATTTAATAATTCCAGGTTGGATTGCAGCTCAGTCATTTCAGCGATTCGTACCCTTAGATTTCTCTCCATATAGACCTTTGCTATAATATGCAGAGAATTGATCGCAGTACGCCCGATTCTGTCACCAACAACATATCTCTGCTCTTTCGGGAAATCCTTGATTACATAAATCACCTCGTTCAGAAACTTCTTAGTCTCTCTATAAATTCTCGTCTCACTAGCAATCTTTGCCATTATAAATACCTTTTTCTCAAATAACTTGTTACCCCACGCCTTTAAGGGCGTGGGAGAATTAAAGAACTAACTACTAACTACTGTAAAAATGCTGAAACCGGACGAACCCTGTACTGATTGAACTTACAGTAGGTGCCCACGTTGCCGTCGCTCAGACCCAAGGGCCAAGCGTTACCAGCCGAGTACTGGGTACTAGACCAGTACCATGTCTTCTGCAACTGTGTTGCGCCGTTAATCTTTGACAGGGCATAGTTAATCTTATCGAAGTTAGCCCAAATCATAGCCAGCTCACCGAGAGATGGCAACCACCACTTGCCTGCCAGCAAACCTTTACCGTTTGCGTTTGCACGAGAATACTTGTTGCAGAATCCGGGAGCATACGCCTCCGTGTTGGTGATGTTGGTTGTCGAACTTGCCTTGATGATAGCGCCAGTATTGGTCTTGCCGGTGAAATCAGCAAACGCAACCAATCTGTCACCTGTCGTAGTCACACCGCTGATATTCACGCCATCACCCTTGCTTGAAACGTTTCCGTCCGAACCTGTCACCTTGGTTGGCTTAGAACTCCATGGAAGTTCTGCGCTTGCCTCGGTAGGAGCAATAACAATATGCTTACCACCCTCTACGAGTAACACACCGTCGGCAATCTGGCCGCCCGACTGGAGTGATGGCCAGTCGTTTACTCTAACTGCTAAAGGCCAGCCGTCGCTGTTACGATGATACATGACGAATACGCCGTCGTACATCTGCAATGAATTCGCCTTGACAGCTTCAATCATTGTGTTCTTGCTCGCGTTAGTGATAGCCTGACCGTTAGAAGCAAGCCACTCGCTCATTTTCTTTGTCTGAATTCCCATAATTATTATTTTTTAAAAATTACTACTCAAAATTACTTATTCTCTTCCCCGTTTCCGATGATTGCGGTAACTGCATCAATTACGCATGGAGCACAGTTCTGAACCACCAGCTTGCGGATGATTTTCGTCTCTCTCTCGTTGTACTCCGTCTCGGAATTGCCGTTCCACATCTTGGTTGCGAGGGCAGTGCCCTCGAGACCTAAGCCGTTTCCGCGGTTATACACAAGGTTAGCGATGTCCTTGCGGAGATTCACTACTTGGCAAGATGACTTGTCGATTGAGGTATAGACCTCTACGTTGTCTAGATTGTATTTCATATCTATCTATTTTATCTGTTTATATATCTAACCAACCACTCGGTACCGTTGAACCAGAAATAACTTACCTGCCCTCTGGTTCCCGAGAACCACGTTTTCGAGTCCTTATTGGCATTGAGGTCGTGAATATTGCAGGTTGACGTAAAAATCACCTTTCCGTCTCCACGCTGAATCACGACAAGATGCTGTCCCCATATACCTTCTGTATCTGGCAAGGTGAGGGTTATGTCTTTTGTGTTATAGCACTCGATATTGTAGTTGTAGCAGGAGAGTGCCTTATTCTTATCGATACGTACGAAAGACGGCCTTAAACCGGCAACGTCTCCATTCTGTATAAGTATCGCATGATTACCCTTTTCAGCATCAGTCATATCGATATCACCTGCTCCGGTTGCCCAAAGACTCGCCAATTCCAGCGCAGCACAATAACTTCCTTTGTCTTTTTCAGAGTTAGCCGTAACATGGAAGTATCCTCCCACGTTGATATTGTTCGTGTCACTAGAGAAAGAACTGACTTCTATACCATGGCGATTCTGGTATCCGAGATTGATGTTATATCCTGCGTTGTGAAAGAAAGCTCCCCAGTTTCCGAAATGAATGAAGTTGTTCGTGAGATACATATTGTATCCATTATTAGAGCCAAGAGCGTCCTCGTTAATCTTGAATCCGCCTATACTTCCACCTTTCGTCATGATGGTTCCGGAAATTTCAGCATCGGTAGCCTTCAGGTATCCTCTGTTCGTTACCGAGAACGGAGCCTCGCTGCCCGTCTCTGCGCCAAGCCATAGCGCGTAGGCTGAACCATCACCATTTTCATTCGGAACCCTGAAGGAACCGAATATCTTGCCGTCCTCACTCGAACTATACAGGTTGATTTCGTTCGACCCGAAGAGGTTGATCTTGGCGTTCTCCGCGAGAAAGAAATCGGTCGCAATGAAGGCCATGCTCATGTCAGCCGCAGACCAGTACTTGCCGAACTCGGAAGAACCCGGAGTATTCCTCGTATCCGTCCTGCCTGTTGACTCGTATTTCAGAATGCATCGATACCAAATCTTGCCTATCAGTACAGCATCAATGAATTTCTCGTCACTTCCGCCAGCCATATACTCGTATGGCTCCGTCTCCGATGAATCAACGAAACCCTTGTGATGTCTCCAGATTGCGCCTGCGCTGCCACGCTCACCATCTTTCGGCTGGCGAATAACAGTAAATACCGCACTTGACAAGATGTTCAAATTCATGTGCTCAGTAGGGATTCCCTGAGTAGCTTTAAGCTCCTCAACGTAATCATAGTCCTTATCATTTCCGTTGCTGACATATACAGGAGCATCATACCAGAAGAACTTCATTAAGCTTACTGCTTCTTCTTCTGTATTCATCATCAGGCAGTCGTATATGTTACCCGAACCATCACCCAAACTATATTCAGCCGTTTTCCCGTCATAGCCAACATATATGACAATATAGTTATCGGTTTCAAACACCTTGTCTAACTCTTCCGATTTATCGCCCGTATGCTTGATGAAATGGAAGCGCCCCAAATCCTTCGAAAGGAACTTTCCAGTTTTGCCGTCTGCCGTAACGGAATCTGTATCAAGGCGAATCTCGTATGACACAATAGGCTTACCCTCCACCTTGACCCATTTGTACGAATCGGGAGTACTTGGATCTTTAGCACTGGTAGTATAGCATACACCCATGTACGGATAACCGATACCGGCAGGATCCGATGTACTGAAACCGGTAGCCGTAATCTTTCCGCTTGCATCCTTAGTGATGTTTTCCGCCCAAGCTATATGATAATAGTATTGGGTGGCATTCTCGCCAGGCTCTCCTTTGATACTTCCGCAATTAACAAAACCATACATGACGTTTGCATCAGAACTGTCTCCGTTGACATACACCCACAGCTCTCCGGCAATCAGGTAACAATCACCGAGATTAGCTCCGCTCTGAGGAAGCAGGTTAGGCGCGTCTTTCTTGCCTTTGATGTTGATGGACGTGCCATTAGCGCCATCTTTACCGTTCATGCGCACGTACGATGGAATGCCTGGTTTGCCCTTGCTGTCGTAATGGGTAACCCGATACCAGAGGAATGGCTTCGCTGCGGTAGTCTTCAGTGGAGCGTCTTGCCAGTCTGCGCTCTTGATGTCGCTAGGCTGAGTATTAACGTCCGTAGTAGTCTCCTTTGCACTGATAGCGAAATCATATTTGGTATAACTGCCATTTACGCCATCGGCTCCCTTTTCGCCAACAATACGCATCACGTTCCATGTTCCGTCGCCGGTCTTCACACGCATATAGAAGTCCGTGCCCTGCTCAAAGCCGTTATGCCAAGGACCCGTATCGTTACTGGCGTATTGGCAGGTGACCGAAGCACCATCCTTGCCGTTTGTTCCGTCATGATTGATGGTGATGCTTGCCATGGCGAGCGGGTCGCCAACCGGTTTTCCTATTGCCATATTAAAAGCATAAACGCACGCATCTATCACGCTTGCCGACTTACCTACATAAACATAGAAAAAGCCATTATTAAAGATAGACTTCGCAACTTTAGAGCCTTCAGCGGTGTAGTACAGCACGGTTCCCTTGCATAGTTCTCGCTTAGAACCTACCACCTTATATACATAGCATTTGACGACTGCGCAAGATTTGTCCTGATTCCACAGAACAGTGCCGCTGGCCCAGTTGCCGTTCGCATCAACAGACAAGGCTCTGGTAGAGGGTACGATCTCGTAAGAGACCGCATCCTCGCCGTTCGAAACGCTTGCTATATGAAATGCTTTGCGTACTATAGTCATATTTTTTTGTTTTTTTTACGTTGTCAAATCCGTAATATCACAGATTATCTCTCCATCGATTCCGTTATTCGCGGTGATAAATTTCTCAGGTATTACAAACTCCGTCTTCTCGTCTGAGTCGAGAAATGGAGGGTTTGCAGTGGAACCCTTTTTGTTTAGCTTCGTACCTACGGAATCAAACAAACCCATAGTGAATTTGCATCTTTTTGCATCAAGTTTGGTGTCTGAACCGGCATGTTTCACGTATGGCTTAAATCTGAATGCCACGCCGCTTCCCTTATAGCTGATAAGAGATGCCGGCTTTCCGTTGTCGTCCACCGGGTTAGGATAAACTTGCCATGGGTCCGAAACATCGGTCACGCTCTGAATATCTGTGCCATATACGCCATTGACGTTTGACACCTCACACATGAACAGCGCTGCTCCGTTAACCATTCCCTCTGACACATCAAGGATGGAGTCTGTTTTACCTTCGAGAACAACCCAGGCGCCATCTTTCTGCTGAGACCACTTGAACGTGAACCCATCCTTTGTGGTTCCGCTACTTGTAACGACAACGGCTTCGAGCTGGCAGCTTCCGTCTTTCACGGAGATGACAAAAGGAGTTCCCTTGTATGATGCAGGAGACTGAATTCTTACCTTCTTGGAAGATACATCGCCATAACCGATTGTTACCGGGAAGATTCCTGTCGCACCGAAGCTTGTGTTATCAACCGGAACAGTGGCCACTGCCGTGATGGAGAACGAACTTTTGCCGTTAATGTTAATCAGGTTTTTGACAACCTTTAAGCACTGAACGGCCACGCCGTCAATCTCTTTCGACATCTTTACGAAATGTCCTGTCTCGTTGTTAACACCAAATGTCGTTGTTGATTTTCCGCCCGAGAATGAAAGCTGCTTGCCGTTAACGTACCAGATGATATTTTCATCCTTAATCACAACAGACTTTGCGCTGTTCTCGGAATCATACAGAAGAAACATCAATAACGGAGAGTTATTCTCGTTGAACACAGGTACGACATCACCAGCGTCATTGTAATACTGGTTAATATCACCCTGGTCGCACAGCAATAAAGGGTAGTATGACTTACCATTTGATATACTGATAATTCTAAAGGTTGCACTACTTTTACTCATCTGTTGCCTCTCTTTCTTTATTTGTTACTATTTCTGCGTCCTTTGCGGTGTCAGCCCCTTCTGTTCCGGTTTCCAGGTCCCCTTCTGAGGTTTCGCTGTCGCCCGCTCCACTTGGACTGTCAGGCTCCTCAGTGCCGGCATCCGTGCTTTCGCTTCCTGCACCGATACCGGTATCAATGCCAGGTGCCGTATTCTCTTCAGTATCCCCACCACCATATTCCTTAGGCGTATGGCAAGGAAGGCAACTTGCTCCTTTAATCTCGGCCTTAGCCTCCAACGGAGTGAGCAGGGCGCCACCAATTCTTTCACATCTCTCAGAAAGCGTATTGCCTTCCACTTTTTCGAGTGCAGACTGGAACAGGAGATAATTCCCGTCAAATGTCTTCTGCACTACAAGGTAAGCTGGCAGAATTGCTTCTCTCACCTTTTTTGTTACTTTTACGTAATATGGCATAATCGTATATTTAATATATTAAACAATCGCTCAGTCGCCTTCGTAATCTCTTGTTACGATAACGTTTCCATCGGCATCAGTAAGCCATTCGCCGGTATCAGAAACAAGTACCTTATTGGTTCCTCTGTCTTCTATATCGCAGAAGAATGTTTTTCCATATTCCATTGGCATCATTACTTCTTCGCCTCGCATTTTCTCTTCCTCTTTCGTACCATCAGATACCTTCCAGGAAGCGTAGAGATAGCGGTTCCAATTTTCGACAACGCCCTGCCCGTCGCTAACAATAGCCTTCACGCATGCTGCATCCGTGTTGGAACGGAGTCCATCTCCTCGCACCTCACATGTAAGCTCAGGGAACTGACGCTTAATAGTCGTGTACGCCCGAGGATCATACTCGGCAGGCGCAGCTGGAAACTTCTTGCTGGCACGGTAGAGAGCGTAAACCACATAAGTCTGCCCGTCTCCGATAAACTCGCGGTTGACGGTGATCGACGTAATGCTTCCATTTGCGGTCTTGACGGCAGAAACGATATCGATGTTATCGAAATCTACGTTGCCTGTAAGCGGGGTTTCAGTACCCTTCGAATCTCTGCGGAACCAGAGCAGTTTACATTTATCGCTATTAGTGATATCCTCGGTTCCCTTCATAATCTTTGTGTTGATGGTCTGCTGCTCGCCCATTCGGAGTGGATTGTAGATTGTCGCCTTATCGGCATCTATCATCAGCTCAATGCTTGCAAGGGAAACGTCGTTGGTGATAAGCGGAATACTCTTGTCAAACTTGTATGTGTGACCATCTTCCACATAGATTCCTACGAATCGCATCGCTCTAGGAATGCCGACCTTGCCGTTTTTCTTGACAACGAGCTGACCTGCATAATCTCCTGATGTAACAACATCGTATCCGTCTGGCATAGTTACTCCCTGACTGTAGATAGGCGTCTGGCCGCTCTGTGTCACCTCGAACCATTCGAACGAGAGCAGCTTGCTATTACACGTCACGGCTGCTATCGGAGAGTCTGGGTTAATCAGCGTACAACGAGGAAACAGGTTAAGTGGCCCATCGTTGTAGTCCGGATAGAAAATGTCATCAATCGCATCGTAGTTCTGCGTGTTCGGAACGTAGCCGTCTGCCATTACCTCGATATTGCACATAGTCGAGTAGATGACAGGAGCCTTATCCATTTTCTTTCTGTTACTTCTTGCTAAAACCATAATTTACAATTTTAAAATTCAATCTCAATTTCAGACGAGTAAGTCTCGCCATCTTTAATTTCGGCGGTACACTTGAAGACACAAGGATTATTGTACGACCACTTTTCTCCCAGATCGCTTCCTTTGAGCGGTAGGGTGAGTTGGTCTTTTCTCTGTGCCACCTGCTGCGCCCACTGGTTATCTTTCTCTGCATCTCCTGTATCTCTGGTCCATGCAACGTTGAAAAGATGTTCTGTTACATCGTTGTTGTACAACTTTCCAACCACGGATAGAGTAGTGAAGGCAGTGAGTTCGCCAAGGTCGTTTCTCCGGCTAAAAACATAATTCTTGGAGAATCGCCAGCCATCTGAAGATACGACATTGATTGCGAATTCCGGATTACCCTCAACGAACGCCCAGCCGGTGCTTGCGTATTTGGGTTCAACGGCCGTTTTGTCTACAAGGCATCTCCACCTGCACCCGTAGTGCCAAACGTCATGTACTTCTGTAGCGGTGCATCGGTATGGCTTGTCGCCCTTGGCTACTTCAAGCGACCATTTACCTCTGTCAACAACATCCTGCTTTACGTTACCTTGGTAGTCTGTTCTCAGAATATTCTGTACAGCCAGATATTTAGCATAGAAAGCTCCGTCACGTTTATCGGCCAGAGGATAGTCTGCGAAGATGAATGACAGGGCATCCGGAAGCTTACCGATAGCTACGGAATAATTGCTCTTGTCGATGATAGGCTTGGTAACGTGGTCGAGCCAGACAAGCAAACCTTCAGATGATGAGATATACCAGCAGCTCTGCCTGTCTTCATCCACGGCATTACCCCAGCGAATTAACCGGGCCAGCTCGCAAGGAGGATGATTCGCACCAGAAGGAACCTCGCTATCGGGATAGCAGACCACCGTAATGGTGTTCGTGACGGTGTTCACCGAAAGAACCCTCAGCCACATATCATAATGCCCCCCATTTCCTGATAGCCTATTGACCGATGACAAAATCACATCGTTCTCCCTGAACGCCGTAAAGTCACCTTCCCATCGTTTTTGAAGCCCCAGTAAATAGGTGGTGTTGCCGCCTTCAGATGTTGCAGGAATCTCGCTTACACTCTCAATCAGTCCGCTCTCCGTGAACACAAAGTTGCTTTCCATTGCCGTCTGGCGGTTCACGATAAGCTCCTTGGCGATGACAGAGCTTCGCACGGTAATCGATTCCACCTCAGCATTGCCCTTGCCATCAATCTGCGCACCCGTGCCGCCCATGATGCCCGAGGTAAAACTACCAAACTGTGTACCTCCCTTCATCTTAGCCGTTGATTCAGAGACGATTCCTTTCAGAAAAGTGATAACACCGGCAGCGGCATCGTCATGTTCCCTGGACAGGTAGGTTCCGTTGTCCTGCTTGGCATAGTCGAGCAGGGCAAGCAGGGCGCTTCCCACACGCCATGCCGTGTTGGCTCCCTTGGCACGCTCATCACGTATGCCGGTGAGCATCCTGGTCAGTTCCTGTATGGTATTTTCGTTTTGCATGATTCTATTTCAATTTTGAAGCAAAAATACAAATAAGATTCCTGAAACAAAAATACACTATATCTTGCCAAACATCTGCTTGAACAGATCTGCCATCAATCCCTGGTATTCCGTACCGTAGAAATAGCCCTCCATATCGTTGAGCTTCATGATGGAAATATAGTATTTCCGGTTGAACCATGGGCGGCGCTGTCTCGGTTCGCCCAGATGATGCTTCGCACGGTATTCCTTATCCAGGAAGTAGAGGTCGCCAGGGTTGCCATGGTAATAACCGTTGCCCGTTCCCGTCTCCTGATACAGACCATAGAGCAGGAACTTGTGGGCGATGATTCTTGATGATCCGCCAAACGATGTAGCCTGCACACTGTTGTAAAGAGCACCCGTATGGCGGATGCGGTAGTGTATGATCTTCTCCTTCCAGATGTTCACCATCTCTTCAGCCCATCCACGTTCATAGGCGTGGATGTCTTCCTGGGTGACGGGAGTCTTGATGTTATTCGTTCCATTCTTCATTGTTATATACCAGATCTAGCGGCTCACTCACGTCGATGTGGAACTCTACGCCCGTAAGCCCGTTAATAAAATATGCGCCTATCTCCCGATTATCTACCTGGTCGCTCAGCAGATAGGTGAAATCGCTTTCCCATTTCATCTTGTCTATGAGGATGCGGCTCAGAAACTGGCGGAATATCTTGCGGCAGGTGTTGAGCTTTTCCTGGCGGTCGTTCATGTCGTTGAGCCTGTAGCGCATCAGGATCCACACCGTATAGGTTACTATCTTGCGGAAACTTCCGTCTCCGTTCACCGCCACGTTGCCGTCGTTGGTATCGTCTATCACTATGAAGTTCCTGCTCTTCTGCATATTTGCCAGCATGCCCTCAAAGGCCATGGGACTGGAGCAGGTGGTGGCCAGGAAGCCCAGTTCCTGGGTAAGCTTGTTCTTCTTCGTCAGGTCTCTGAAGTAGGAGAAAGCATCGAAGCCCACCTGTACCGATGGAGTGTTGATGTCTGTCTTGATCATGATTTCTTCAGTCTTTTGTTCAGTTCTTCAGCTTCACGTGCCTTGGCATCCAGCTCGGTGAGTGCCCTCCACACGTCAGCCTTCTTGATTATCTCTTCCTTGGTGATGTCGCCACCCGTCAGCGCCCTTATCTGGGCGTTCATGGCTTCGGTGGCATCATACTCGCCGTCACCACCGGCTGGCTTGAAGAGATGAGGGAAATGTGTGGAAAAGTTGTACTTTATCCACATAAACCAGAGGAACACACCTATCACCTCGGGCGCAGAGCAGTCTATCTGTCCTGCTTCGCTGCCATCCTCCTTCAGGTAGAGGATGGCAGCCATCTCGCGGATAGGCGTATCGTCCGACTGGTCGCTCTGTAGGAAGTTCTGGTAGTAGTTGTCGCAGACGATGTAGTTGTAGAACGGTACATCGTGCAGTTCCACGTCCGCAGCCTTGAAACGGCCTATAAAGTCGAGCCTGTTGTCTGCTCCCTTGCCGTCGAAGATGAAGTTGAATTCCTCGCAGAACTCCCTCACCTGCCATAGCTCAAGGAAAAACCGCAGCTTCTTGCCTTCTTCGGTCTTCACCCCACAGAGCCAGCCGTCTTTTTTCTCGTTGAGCACCTTCACGCCCGCAAACCTGCAGAACAGGTAGGTTTTTATCTGCCATTCGTCCCAGTCCTGCGTAAGCAGGTAGAGCACGTAGCGCAGCTGGTCCTGCGTCAGTTCACTCCAGGAGTGTGGGGCATGCAGCACCAGCGTGCCGTCAGCCAGCAAAGAAGAAGGTTGTGTCGTCAGCTTTGTTTTCATAACTTTTCATGTGATTGGCCTTGTAGGCCGATGAAACCGCGTATTTCTCGAAATCACCGATGTGTTCCTCTATGAACCGAAGCAGGTTCTCGAAGAGAAGGGTGCTGCGATGCAGGTATTCGACGGTCGTTTTCTCAGTACCATTTACGGTGAGGTGTTCACCGATGAAAGCGAGCATTTTTACCTTTGCCGCACGATGAGATGGGGCAAAATGACCTTTTCGCTCCTCAGCGATGATTTCGTCGATGAGGGCATCGCCCAACTGCTTGCGCAGGAATGCCTCGGTGGCATCGATGGATTTCTTGTACTTCACCAGGTCGTCATAGGTGAGCTGCCCGCTTACGCCGCACCAGCCCGAGAGGATGGCAGGCGACCATACCAGCGAGTTAATGTTCATCTCTGCCTGTTCCGTCTCGCTCCAGCCGTCAAACTTGCGCATCAGGAAGATAACCTGGTGCTTGTTGTAGTCGCGCTGGTAGGTGAGTTCTGCCTTCATGGCTTCCACTCTCGCCTGCGATGCCGGAGCGATATTCTCGTTGGATACCACGCCGAAACCGTTGTCGGTCATGATGAGGTCATGCGAGTGCAGACGGCTCAGGAAGGTGGCACGTATCACGTAGCTGCGGATGGCGGTCATCAGTTCCGTGCCTTCCTGCGTGGCTTCCTCCGCATATTCATTACCTATCACCTGTTCCACCAGCTCGCTGTATGGAATGCTGAATGATGGCTCCATGTTCCTGAAGACATCTTCGGTGGCAGCCCCCACGAAAGGAAGGAGCTGCTCAAACTGTTCAATGCTAATCTTGATCATCTGTCTTTGAATTTGGATTGTTAGACACTTTCTTGGCATCCTTATTCTCATCGAGCGTGGTGAGCATGATGAGCGGAACGTCTGGATAAACCTTCTCTTCCCAGTGATTGAAGTAGATCACCACCCAGTGAACGGTCTCCATCAGGTCGTGGAATGCCTTCTCTATACTCTGCTTCAGCGTGAAGAGTTCACGCTTGTCGGAACCCGAATTGTTGGTCTGGCTCTTACCGGGCGTGGCACCCACCAGGTTAGGGTGGATGTTGTCGGCATAACACTGCATGTTGTTGCTCTCGGCAATGTCGTCGCTGTAGTCGCCTCCGTCCTTCGAGGTGTCGATGCGGGTGATGCGCACCATCTTCACCTCCTTGCCGTCGGGCGTGGTGTAGTAGCCCGCTATCCAGAGCTTGCCGCTGTTCTCTATGCCCGATATGAAGGAGCGGATTTTCTCCTTCTCGGCAAGCTTGCGCTGTTTCTGCTTCTCGGGGTCGGTGATGTGTTCCTCCTTGAAGATGCCGCGCCAGTAGTCGTTGTGAATCTCTACCAGGTAGGGAATGGTGGCGTGGTTCTTCAGCTTTGCCATCTTGCCGATGGCGATGAGCCGGGAGATGTCGTACCATTTATCCCTGAAGATGGCGGAATAGTAGGGCACGGGATAGTACTGGCAGCCTGGGGTAGGGAAGCGGGTTACGATGGCAAAGACGCGTTCCTTGCAGGCCGGCTGGGTGCTCTGCCGCGATTTCACCTTGCCGTTCTGTCCGTCAAGCCCCATGCGCTTCTGGAGGTCGCCCAGAGGGTCCAGCTCGTCGAGCAGTGGCAGAACCTCTACGTTGTCGGGATTTACGCTGTTTCTCCAGTTGGCATAGAGCACGTATTCCGAACGTCCGTTCTTGCTTTGGGTAAAGCGGCAGTAGCATGCTTCCTTGTGGCGGATGCCCACTATCTTGTCGCCCTTCTTGTTGAGGATGATGGCCGAGACGCAGAAGAAGAAGTATTTCATGTCCGTGATCTGCTCCAGGAAGAAGCGGCTCA